ATTTTCTTTGTTTGTTGCTAACCTCAGATTACAGATTCTATTATCGTCTTTTATCTCATTAGTGTGGTCTAAAAAACTTTCTGGAAAATTACCATAAATATAAAGCCATGCTAAACGATGAGAAAGATACTTTTTACCATCAATCCTAATATAAATATAGCCATTAGAGTATTTACATCCAGCAACAGAACCAACTTTTATACCACCATTATTTGTAATGCGTATAAACAAACCAGTTTCTGGGTCATAAGATAATAATTCTTTTAAACGTTTTTGTGTTAGTTCTGTCATTTGAAAATTCCTTTAGCATAGAATTATTAAGCGAAAAGTTATGTGGCAACCTTGCTTAAGGGTTTTCGGTTTGCATTACCTAGCCACATTTTAATTATATCATATTTTGTGATAATTTATTTTCATCTTTTATTCCTCATAACAAATCCTTAAAGATCTCATAATACAACCATTGCACAGCAACATAACCAACAGCCACCCATATCATTATCTCAATCATTTCATTTCCTCTTCAACTCTCATATCTTGATAACGTTCCAACGTATCTATCGCTTCTTGCACATCTTGTTCAATATCCTTTGCTCCTCTATCACCAGCACATAAAAGTTTTTTAATTGCATGTTGCAGACATGGATCAGTAACACCGTACAATGAAAGTACACGGTAAACATCAACAGCATTTAAATGGGTCACCTTCTTAAAATAATGATTATGTTTCATTCAACCCACTCATTCCATAACACAATAATAAAAATAATAACACAAATGGCATAGGGTAAAACCGTTAACGTATCAACCATAGCATCAATCCAAACAAACCAATAAAAAACCCTATCACCAAAGCAACAGGCATTAAGTACCATTTAGTCATTTTTCTTTTCATCAACAACTCCATCTCTCTTCTGTTGAAACGTACCCTCATGCAACGTAACCTTACCGTCCTCCTTAATCGCAACCGCACTTATACCAAACTGCTTTTGTACCATTGTTAAAAACTCATTTATTTCATCCATCCAAATAATTGTCCGTGATTATGTCCACCCGTCCACACTCTTAAGAGTGTGTGGACAGGACGGACACTCTTATTAATCCTGACCGACACTGTCCAGAAAAGGCTGTCCGGACACTTGGACACTCTAAATAAGCCATGTGTAATCGCCATCAACGCCTATAAACCCTTGATCTGCAAGTGATTTTCTAAATTCAGACCAATTCTGTCTTCTCGCTGAAAGTTCCTTGTCCTCCATAAAAAATGGCTTCCATTCGGACAGTGACACAATAACCTGTCCAAAACCCAATATGGACAGTTCTGGACGCTCTTTTCCAACTGTTTCCAATGCCATTACTAAACTGTCCAATGCCTTTTGAAGCTTAGAATTTAACTTCTTTTCCTTCTTAGGAACACCCTCATACTTTAAATAAACAGAAGTGATTTGCTTTTCTTCATCAGCATCATAAAACATCTCACCATCCAGCTCAACTTCCTGTATGCTAAAATTCATATCCGAGCCAGCTCCAAAATCTTTAGACTTGGTACAAGCAAATTTAACAACATCCTTACCATCTTTACTAACACAAAACTCTGCGTCCATAGCAGCTTTAATAGATGATGATCCTCTTGATCTACCCTTATCTCCATGACCGCTATGGTGAACAGTAATGATCGCAGCGTTTAATCGTCTAGCCAACAATTCAATAGACTTAAAATACATAGCCATGTCTTCACTTGAGTTTTCATCACCAACCATATTCCTATGCAACGTATCAATAATAATAATGTCTGCCTTGAAATCCATATCCTCTACCAGCTTACAAATATTCTCAGCTTCACGAGCATCAAGTAAATTGATAGATCTTCTGCTAAAACGTATACGATCTCCATTGATGATGCTTCCACTATACTTCTGCATCAATGCCTTAAATCTAAATGTAGCACCACGCAATCCTTCACCCATAATGATCAACGTGTTCAACTCTTCTTTTACCTTGTGACCGTGCCAATCTCTACCTATAGCAGCACAAAATGCCCAATCCATAGCGAATAAACTTTTACCAGCACCAGATTCGCCAAAAATAAGATTATTAGATCCCCGTTCAAGTATTCCTTTGATCAACCACTGTGGTGTAGTGACGTTACTCATCATTTCTGATAATGATACAAACAATCCCTCATGCTTGATCTTTCCAAAAACAGTATCACGCACAGCATCAATGCCATGTTGCTTCATGACATCGTTAAAATCACCATAGGTTTCTGGATAAACTACATCAACACCACATAGATTGGCTTTATCTATACCAACGCCATGAATATCATTATCTGCACAGATAACAATACGTTTCTTGTCGTACTGTATCTTCAACATATCAGTTACAGCTTTAAGATTTCCTGCTGTAAACGCAATACATACCGCTAGATCAGTTGCCTGGTGTAAACTATCCGCAGTTGCAAATCCTTCTGCTACCAATAATGTTTCACTGGCGATTGGATCTCCTATCCAACAATGCCCACCTTGCATCTTACCGCCAGAATGAAATCGTTTAGCACCATCACTAAAGATAGACTGCAATGACTGTATGTTGCCTAATTCATTATATACCGGTATCAAAAGCTTTCCACCAAACACTTTCGCCATGTTTGGATTGATACCTTTATCTGTTAAATAGTCATGCTCCTTAACAACTACCGCTGCATCATATAATGATTTAGCCTCACGAGCTGCAACAGCATAAGCTTCATCACGCTCAATAGTTGCTTTACGTTTAGCTTCCTCAAACTGCTGACGCATTGCCTCCTGTTCAGTAATACTTGGCGTATAATCCCTATGCGCTTGCCATTGGTGTTGCTCTCCTGTTCGCCAACACCCAAATACAGCTCCCTTACCATCATCAAAAACTAATACCCAACCAGACTTATCAGATTGACGTTTACTTGTTGAAAACCGAGTAACCTTACCAATACCAATATGTGCAGGTGGTGTATAGCCAACCGCTTTTATTGCATCGTGAAGTTCACTTAACATTGAAATAGTCACTTAATCTTTTGACTAAATCATATGAAATTACTTTTAATTTTTTATTAGAAAACTTCCAAAGAGTTACATAACTAATACCTAAATCTCTTGATAAATAAGATAAGTTTAAAGGCTGTAATTTCTTTATTATTTCTTCTGGCGTAAGCATTGTTTTTTCCTCTTGTTAAAAAAAAATATTTTTAAAGTATTGCAATTTTAATTTATATCGGTAAGATAAGCAACTCGAAAAGAAAGAAATTTAATCTCAATAGGAGAAAAACACAATGAGTATACTAAGCTCAATCGCAAAACCAGATGATCGTTCGATCATTTGTACTATTACCGGTGATGCTGGTTTAGGTAAAACTAGCTTATCTGCAACATTCCCCAACCCAATATTTATTCGGGCAGAAGATGGCTTACAAGCCGTTCCTTCAGAATCAAGACCTGATGCGTTTCCTCTGCTGTCTAATGTAGATATGTTATGGGAGCAACTTACTGCACTTATAAAAGAGGATCATAAGTATAAAACACTTGTGGTTGATTCGGTAACACAATTAGATACATTGTTTACCAATTACATCGTAGACACCGATCCAAAAAAACCAAAATCAATAGCTCAAGCACTTGGCGGTTATGGTGCTGGCTTCCAAGCGTTATCTTCACTTCACGGTCGTGTACGCAAAGCTGCTGGCATATTAAACGAAACGAAAGGCATGAACATTGTATTTATTGCTCATTCAGAAACAGAAACAATTGAGCTACCCGATGCTGATCCATACACTCGTTATAACATTCGTATGCAGAAAAAAAGCGTCAGCCATTATACAGACAATGTTGACCTGGTGGGCTATCTAAAGCTTGAAACCCATACTATGGGTGATGGCGAACGTAAAAAAGCAATCAGTGACGGCACTAGAATACTGGTAACATATGCGTCCGCATCGAATGTTAGCAAAAATAGATACGGCATAACAAATGACTTGGTTGTAATGGCTGGTCAAAATCCTTTAATTAATTTAATTCCTAGCATTGGAGCGTAATATGAGTAACTTTTGGGTAACATCTGATAACAAAAAAATTGAAGCAACGGGTGCATTTACTTCTGGTGGCGGAAAGATTGAAAACATTCCTGATGACACAACTTGTTTAGCTTTGATTGATGAAGCTGGCATTGCTGAGTATGAAGGTACTGAATATGTTAATTTGCGTTGGACAATAGCAGAACCTATTGCATACAAAGGTCGCAAAATATTTCAAAAAATACGAATTTATGATGCTGATCCTAAGAAAGCGGATAAAGCTAAAGAAATGTTATTAAACATTGATGCCAACTGTGGTGGAAAACTTGCTGAAAGTGAAGAAGCGCCAAATGATAAATCAATGGCGAAAGCACTTCTCAACAAACTGATGTTAGTTAAAGTATTAGTGTGGGAACTTAATGGTAAATCTGGCAACTGGATAGCATCTGTAGCTCCAAGAAAAGGCGCGTCACCTAAAATAGAAGAACATATGATAGAAACAACTTTGGATAATGTAGATTCAATCCCCTGGTAGATAATAAACGCACAAGGATGTGCATTTTTAACTATAACTATAAGAGTAAATAAAATGACTGAAAAAAATGTAAACAGATTGACTCAAAAACAAGTTTGGGAAATTTCAAAAAAAATAGAAGCAGATATTGAGTTGTACAGAAATGTTGAATACAAGTCTATTGCTGAATCAATGGAATTAATATTTGATTATGAAATTACTATATCAAATATCCAGCACATTAAAGAAGTAACTGGATTGCAAATTGGCAGACCTTCAAAAAGACCCATTTCAACAGCTCAAGAAGATATTAAGGCAATCGCAAATTTATTACTTGGAGTTAAGAATTTTGAAAATAACGCCATGTTGTTGGCTATTGTTAATAAAATATAAGGATATTTATTTATGGAACAACAAAGAACAGAAGCTTGGCATAAAAAAAGATCTGGTCGTGTAACTGGTAGTAATGTTGGTGCAATCTTAGGATTGTCACCATTCATGAAACGTGAAGATGTTATGCGTAATATGGTGCGTCAATATCATGGCTACCCAAGTGACTTTACAGGTAATCCAGCGACTAACTATGGGACATATAACGAACCCAATGCTTTAGCTGATTATGAATTAAAGTTTGGTAAAAAAGTAGAGCTTACTGGTTTTCATACTTTTGAAGATTGGCTTGGAGCATCACCAGATGGTTTGATCGGTAACGATGGATTGATTGAGATTAAATGTCCCTATGGTTTGCGTGACAAGAACCCACCAGAGTTTAAAAGCATAGACTATCAAACTCATTATTGGATACAAATACAGATTCAACTTCTTGTTACTGGCAGGAAATGGTGTCACTTTTATCAATGGTCTGCACACGGTTATATGCTTGAAGAAGTGTGGTTTAATGATTGGGCGATTGATGAATATCTGCCAAAATTAGAAGAGTTCTATGAAGACTTTTTTATGGAACGTGAACTTCCACAAGCACAAAAGTATTTAGACGATAAACGTCAACAGGTAAGATGTGAAGGACAGGTTGATCGTTATCTAATGATTGCAGAGCAGATAAAAGAACTTGAAGCAGAAAAGAAAAGATTATTGGATGAAATAGTTAAACTTGCTGATTTCAAGGATAGCGATATCAATGGTCATAAGCTAACTAAAGTTACTAAAGCTGGTTCTATATCCTATGCTAAAGCAGTTAAAGAACTTCTGCCTGATGTTGATCTTGCCGACTACACTGGTGATCCTGTTAGTTATTGGCTTTTAAAATGAAACTACGCCCCTACCAACAACAAGCACATGATGCAGCTATAAATTGGATAAAGAAATGTACTGACCCATGTGTTTTAGAATTGCCAACAGGGAGTGGCAAATCTTTAATTGTTGCAGCAATAGCAAATACATTACACCAAGTTAGTGGTGGAAAGCATATATTATGCCTTGTACCATCAAAAGAGCTGTTAGAACAAAATGCGGAGAAATATAGAGATACGGGTAATCAATGCAGTTTGTTTAGCGCAAGTGTTGGTGAAACGTGTTTAAAACATCCAGTTGTTTTTGGAACACCAGTTAGTGTTAAAAATAAGATTCATCGTTTTGGTTCTAAATTCTGTGCGGTTGTACTTGATGAAGCGCACCGTATAACACCAACTGTAAAAAGTATTATTGAGTCTTTAGTTGCTTGTAATCCTAATCTGCGTGTAATAGGTTTGTCAGCTACTCCATACCGTCTTGGTGATGGTTATATATACAGAATGGACGAGCATGGTAATGCGCATGGGGAAGAAAAAGCTAAGAAGCCTTATTTTAGCGCCAGAGTGTTTACTGTTTATGCCAGAGATTTAATACAGCAAGGATACTTAACACAGCCTGTCATTGGTGCAATTAATTCAGGTCATTATGAAACATTAGATATGCAACTTAATAGCATGGGTAAGTTTGCAAAGGCAGACGTTGATAGAGCCTATCATGGTCAAGGAAGGCTTACAAGTGCGATTGTAGGTGATATTGTTTCGCAAGCAGTAAATAGACAAGGTGTGATGATTTTTGCTGCTACAGTGCAACATGCTGGTGAAGTAATGGAGTCATTGCCACCATCTTTATCATGTATAGTTACAGGTGAAACACCAAAATTAGAACGTGAACAAATATTGCAAAAATTTAAATCTAGGAAGCTTAAATATTTAGTTAATGTATCAGTGCTTACAACTGGTTTTGACGCACCACACGTTGATTTGATAGCTATTTTAAGAGCTACAGAGTCAGTTAGTTTACTCCAACAAATAATAGGAAGAGGATTGCGTATTGATAACAATAAAGATGATTGTTTGATTCTTGATTATGCAGAAAATATTAGTCGTCATTGTACTGATGGTGATTTATTTAATCCTGAGATAGAAGCATCAGGTGATTACGGAGCTGGTGAACCAATCAAAGCTAGATGCCCACAGTGCAATGCTAATAATGAATTTGCGCCAGTGCTTAATGAAGCAAATCATGAGATTGATGATTTTGGTTATTTTATTGATCTTGAAGGCATACGATTAGAAACAGAATATGGAGAGATGCCAGCACATCATGGAAGAAGATGCTTTGGTGAGGTATTTAATAAAACTATTAGAAAACTTGTTAGATGTGATTATCGTTGGACGTTTAAACCATGCCCACATTGTGAAGAAGAAAATGATATTGCAGCAAGATATTGCTGTAGTTGCAAAGGAGAATTAATTGACCCTAATGCAAAATTAATAGCAGACTTCCAAATGAAAAAGAAAGACCCAACGCAAATACAGACTGACAAGGTTGTTGCAATGCGAGCAATACCAACACTAAGCAAGGCAGGGAACGAGTGCATACGAGTTGATTTTATAACTGAATATAGATCATTTCCTGTTTGGTTTACGATGAAAATGCAAAAGCATTACGATGCTTTTATGAAGTTTACTGACGGAGGATTTACAACACCAAATACTATCACTTATAAAAAGAGTGGTGATTTCTTTAGGATATACGATTACAACAGGACAGCTGATGAAGTTCCACAATGATATACCCGTGTTTGGAAATAAAGAATTTAGAGGCGAATGTCCTTCTGAGGCTGCTGAAGCAGTTACCTTTTTTGCAAAGTTAAGGAGGGAATACCCTGCAACCTATGGTTTGATTGCAACACATATCAGGAATGAAGGGTTAAGAACCTTTTACCAGGCAACTAAACAAAAGAGTGAAGGAATGGTTAAAGGTGCGCCAGATATTATTATTCCAGCAAGCGTTGCGTTCGTCTGTGAATTAAAACGTCAAGATCATACACGGTCAAAATGGCAAGATGGACAGCAAGAATACCTGCTGGAAGCCCAGAAACAGGGAGCTTTCGTCTGTATTGGTCTAGGTTATGTTGGTGCATATGAAGCATTTATTTTCTGGAAAGATAAAAAATATTTGCAATTTGATAAATAATTGATTAATATTTAACCCTACAAACAAATAAATAAAAATAAAGGGGAATAAAATGAATACTGAAGATGAAGCAACAACTTGGTTAAAAGACATGGTTGATTCAGAAACTTATTATCCTGAGTCAAGACAAAGTAGAGCATGGGCAATAATAAATGAATTAAAAGCTAAGTACGCTAATTTAACAGAAGAAGAATGGTCGGAAGAAGATCAAGATCATTTTGAATATGCTTATGAAGCAACTCAAGCAGATTGCCCTGGATATTAAATAAATTTAAACCACCGCCACAAGGATGTGGCATCAACTACAACTATAAAGAGAACAGCATGAACAACAAACAAATAGCAGTAATAATATTAGCAGCTCTTACATGTGGATTTATTATTGGCGCAACATACACCAATAACGACAAATCTAGCGTAATCCACAAAACCAGATCAGGTGCATTCATTATCCAAAAAAACATTAAAGGTGAAGAGCAGATTTATCAAGTTCTTGAGCTTCCAAGCAATGTTACATCTTTTGTAACACCAAGCAAAGGTGAGTTCTAATGGAACAGGAATTTGATAAAATAATAACTGATATGCGTATAGATCAATCGCTTGGTGGCATTTTAATAGCACA